AGGGCCCACAAGCAAAGATAATCAAGTCTGTTTTAACCCAGGTTTCTGGGTTGATAGAACCTGATATGTCTGTTGGCTCGGCTAAGCCGAAGCAAATTGTGGGTAACCGCGAAAAGACTTTGGGGAGTTAATTTCCCTCGGTCTACCATATCGAATAAACTTGGTGATAGTCTGCCCCGTAATGGGGGATGCGTGCCACGTGGTTGGATTGGCGACCTTCTCTTGGAGAAGACACCATGAAAAGCCACGTAAGCGACTACCTTAAAGTGGTGCAGGCTATCTATCGAGACGCCTGTACCGAATGCGCCGCTGAGGTCTCCTTGCGTGATCTGAAAACTATTAGATCACGCGTTGAATCTCAGGGTGTATCGTTTTTAACGATAACCCTACCGAACTTCTGTAGGGACTTCGAGAGAAGTCTCGAACTGAGGTTCGTCGACCCAAACCTCTTTCAGAGTTTCCGAAAGAGACGAGCAATTCCTGCATTTCTACAAGGTATGCTCGGTCGTATTTTCAACTTGGAGACAGGAAGGATTCGTGATGAAATCGTTAGCCCCCCAACTTATCTTGCTCGTACTGTTGCTAGCATCAGACAGATATGTCTGGCTTTCAAAAAGATCGAGCTACCTTGTACCCCTAAAAGGGAAAACAAGGCGTTGGAGGGCTTTATCACGAATGAACAATCCTTATCTTCGTTTTCTTTGTCCGACGAAGATTCGTCTGTATTTACAAACGTTTCTTTTATGTTGTGGAGCCGTCACTTACGCAATTTATGCGTTAGTGAAATGGTTCCAAGACATGGTCCCGGGCAAACTGCCGAACGAGTTACCGGAAACGGTAAATATCGATGGCACAGGTGGCATGATCGTCTCGAGCCTTATCTTCCTTTGGTCCCTAATGCTTTCTCGGCACTTAGTGCCGAAATTCACGAAGGATCTCAGGAGCTCGAAATGGTTTCGATCATTCCAGAGAACTGTGAACAACCCGTTAGGGTTACTCCGGTTCCCAAAACGTTGAAAGGACCCCGTATCATTGCGATAGAGCCTTGCTGTATGCAATATGCACAGCAAGCTGTCCGAGACGTTCTATATGACCTTCTCGAACAGTCTTATCCATTCTCTGGTCACATTAATTTCCGTGACCAGAGCGTGAACCAGCGACACGCGTTGATATCTTCGGCCAGTGGTCAATTAGCAACGATTGATCTTTCAGATGCGAGTGATCGAGTTCCTCTCGAGCTTGCGCTGAGAATGTTTGACTCGAATCCCGATCTAAGGGATTTGATCTATGCATGCAGGTCGAAGAACGCGGAGATGCCTAATGGAACAATTGTTCCATTAAACAAATTCGCGTCGATGGGTAGTGCGCTCTGCTTTCCAGTGGAAGCTATGTACTTCTATACAATATGTATAGTAGCTTTACTGAAAATCAGTTGCCTTCCTGTAAGTCGGAAAAACATAGAACAAGTTTCTTCCGACGTCTTCGTGTACGGGGACGATATTCTTGTCCCTGCACATGCTGCGGCGACGGTTCTAGATTACCTTGAAAAGTACAACTGCAAGGTAAATACCGCAAAAACTTTCTATCGCGGAAGCTTTAGAGAGTCATGCGGAGTGGACGCATTTCTAGGTGAACGGGTAACTCCCATTTATCTAGGCACTTGTCCACCAGAGAACCGGCAGCAAGCATCTGAGCTCATCTCATGGACTGCTACAGCCAACCTTTTCCTTCGAAAAGGTTATCGGCGTGTAGCCCATTTTCTATTCTCTCGAGTAGAAAAGATACTGGGGAATCTTCCTACAGTATCAGAGACTGCGCCAGTGCTTGGCCGAATCACTAGATGGGAACCTTTTTCTCTACCTAAAAGGTGGAACAAAAAGTACCAACGCTTAGAGATAATGTGTTGGGTTCCATCTCCAATTTATCGCACTGATAAGCTGGAGGGATTCGGTGCTCTAACTAAGTGTCTCCTTCGTCTCGAGCGTAAGCCCGAGTCTCTGGAGTACTCTGTACTTGGTTCTTTCAATTTTGATGAGTATGTTAAACATCTCATTTCTATTGATCCCAAGCATCTAGAGCGTTCTGCACTTCACGGCGAAGTTGCATTAAATCGCCGTTGGGTCCCAGCTACAATAGTGTCTGGGTACGGTCAGTAATATCGACCTCAGTGGGGGATCCCGCCAAAGATTGTTACCGAACTCTATCGGAGTAGGGCCACCA